AGCTGTAGACTGTTCAAATGATTTTCCACCATCAAACAGATTAATCATATCCTCTACATCTCTTTGCTTTAAAGTATTGTCTCTCCTCAGCTCTGTAGTCTTCTCAGGTGTCGCACCAAACTCTCTTCTGCTTTGATTAAAGTCTGATTGCATTTCCTCTAGGTAATAGTATCCTTTTCCTTCGGTGTCTGCCTTTAGAGTCTTTCTATAATGACCAAATAAACCTTTATAACCTGAAAAATGTGCTTTCGTTTCAAATTCGTTATCAGGCATACGAATCAACTCTTCCGAATAGGTAGCAGAGTCTTTAGAAGGTTCACCAAATATATCCTTCCCTTTAACTACATACTGTTCCCATTTAGTAGGATCAAATGTTTTTGTATCTACTCCTGTAGGATCAACTACCTCGTCAAGATTATCTATAGGTTCTAAATAACCACGATCAAGTGCATCTTCTATAATCATGCTTTGTACTGCGGGCATGTCATCAGCAGCCTCAAGACGATCACCTTGAGGGTTTTCAATTGACCATCCCACGCTGCTATTTCCAGTAATAGTGTAACGTCCCACATCTAAATCAATCCAAGTCTCAAAATATGGATCACTCAAGTAACTCTCTGTACCCATTTCTCCTGCTACATCTTCAATATCACTATGGATTCGATTACCAGATAATCCATTGAGAAAAATATCGTCACCATCATAAAAATCCATTCCTTCCTTTTCAAGTGTCTCTAGCATCACTTCGTCCCATTCTTTATGAACCTTGCCAAATAGGTCTGGAGTTCGTGCATTTAATCCATCTTTAATCGCATTTATTTCTTCTCTGACTTTCTTTTCATTGAAGACAGACCAACCATCACCACGAATATTAGTACCCGGATTAGGATACCAATCTCTGAGCTGATCATTCAACTTAGATAATTTCATACCTGAAGTCTCAGGGTATGCTTCAGGTTGAGACTTATGCATTTTTTGAATGAAAAGGCTATTCATAAGGTCTTGACCTGCTTGTTCAGTACCATAGTTGAATGGATATAATTCTCTGAGTCTGTAAGAATCAGTTGCTGTTACTACAATTTCTTCTTCTCTTCCTTGTATATCTCGATAACCTAAGTAAGTATCACCTGCTCTCGTTTGGGATGAACCTACTTCACTATTAATCTGCTCCAATCCAGTTTCCCATGCATAATCACTCTCATCAAGAACATTCCAATCATCACCACCTGCATTCATGCTTCTTTGATCTTCAGGCATGTTTGACCAGTGATACTCAGGATCGGTAACTGCTACAGAATCATAATCATAATCAAAACCATCTTCATCCGTAACGGTTCTACCTTTACCTTGTAATGTTGTGCTGTATAGTTGGATACGATTTGCAGATATGTGATCTAGCAGTCCTTGTTTGGTCACTTGTGTGCCTTTACTCATTTGCTCAATAAAATCTACTAAGCCTAGATTAGATAACTCAACATCAGATAAACCACGGTTTTTAAGATAATTGAGTACCTGTTCTTTTGGCATTGATGATTGAGCCATGTCCATGATCGTTTGTTCGGACTTCAGATAGTAACCTGCCTTATCAACAGGTGACAGTTGCCTTTCTACCTGACCTGCTAGTGCAGTTGATCGTACTGGAACTAAATCTTTACCTACATCCTTCATCGATAAACCAACAGGAGTTGCTCCAATATCTCTTACCCGATCCGTTATTGCAGCTAATCTTTCAGGACTCATATTCTTTAGTTTGTTTATTGCCCATGCACCACCGAATACCAAACCTACAACATCAGCAGGATTCTCAAGCATAACCTTTCTGAATGCTCCCGGTGTTTTAAAGAATTGTCTAGCTGATTCAACAACGAATGATGCCATTTCTTCATTGGAAGTGTTATCGATGTTTGGAAATGCACCACCCTGTGTAACAAAGCCTGAACCTAAATTGAAAGCGTCTTGTGCATACTTGATAGGATTCATTGCAAAATCAAGTATTCCACCTCCAATATCAAACATATTTGACGGGAAGTTCTTTCTAAATGTGTAAATGTCTTGTTGGGCGTTAATTGCTATATCGCTTGCCATTGCTTGTTGGTTTTGTTCGTATGATGCGTTTACATCTGTAGTATTTATTTTTGGAGTAAGTGCGACCTTATCACCATATAAACCAAGACTCTTACCAAACTCGAATGGCGTATTTATTAAAACATCTTGAACTTTCTTCTCTCTGCTTTCTTCCGTGCCTACTAATTTAGATACTTCAAGACCTAATACATCCCAGATACTGCTGAAAACACTCATACAACTCCTTGTAGATTACGTCTCATAGGCTTATCCCAATTCTGATTGTAAGGTTGATAGCCTATAGCCAAGTAACGGAATGCATCAGCTCCATGTGATGCCCAGTTGTGGTTAGGTCTCATTCGCCAAGTCTGACCATTATCATCCCAATCTCTCTGATAGTTTAACAGACAGTCAATTCCCTTCTCGCACTTTTCTTCATCGAAGAAACATTTGTCTAGCATAGCTCTCACTTGCTGAATGCCATCATCTATTAGTAGTGACGGTGCAATTTCTACTTTGTCAGCATGAATACCTAGTTGATCTAATGTCTCTAATCTACTCTTTCCTGATCCAAGCTCTCTAACTCTGATGTCGTGTGGAAAGACATACTGATCGTACACATATCCTTTGTCTTGGAGGACTTTGACATAATGCTCAAGCCCTACTCCACTTGCTTCATAGTAGTCTATTAAATGGACTTCTGTGCCAACAAATTGTGCGAACCAAAGTGACGTGGAATCTCCAATACCGAGATCGAATGCAACTATAACACCTGTGCCTCTATCATATCTTACCTTGCCTATACGATCCTCATCTCTAGCTCTTCTCATCTCGGCTGAATAATAAGCTCCCTCCGAGTAGACTAAATAAGCTCCCTCCCATATATGCTCATACATATCAGGTCGCTGCTCTTTGTCTTCAAGCCGTGTTTGCTCGAGAACGTCTGGAAAAAACGGGTTATCATAATAATTTAACATTACACCCTTACTATCGTGAGGAATTTTGTCCCTGAACCTCTCATTGGTTGCTGAGTATTTACTCTCTGGATTCCACGTTACCCATATCTCTGAGTCTACTTCCCTGACCGTAGGTATCAATACATCGTAAGCTCTACCACTTAATGCTTCAGCTTCATCTACCCAACACAATAAGATACGAGCTTTAGACTTGATCGAGTCAAGTGATCTTCGTAGTCCTGAAAATGTATAGGAAATATTGCCATCATAAGAACGTATATATTTTTCACCTATATCGTAATATGCATCTAACCAAGGGATTGACTGAATGGCTGTCTTGATCTCTTCAAATGAGGAATCACTCAGACTATTCATAAACTCTCGAGCGCAAAGTATCTGACCTTTTCTTGGTGGAACTGAGTTGCCCCATTGATAACCTTTAACTGCTGTCATCAACGCAAATGATCTGGTTTTGCCTGAGCCTCGTCCTCCAAACGAAAAACGCATCCTAGCTTTTCCTTCAAAAACGGGTACGAGCTTCGGAGGTAGTTCTATCTCAGCTCTAGTCTTTTTCATTCACTTTAGCAACCAGTTCAATCACATTTGGCTGCATGCTTCTATCACTTGATGTCAGGTCTTGATCCATCTTGTCGTGGAAGCCATGCTTACCTAAAACAAGCTTAGTAATAGATGCGTTGAATGTATTTGAGAGTCCTTTATTGATCAATGTTTTCTGCTGAACCTGCATGCAACGTCCTAATATGTCGGAAAACTCTTTGCTTTCTTGCTTCGCCCAATCGTATAAAGTGTCTCTGTGTAAGCCTAAATGTTCAGCCATTCCTTCAATGCTTGGGATCATATCATCATACTTTTCAAAGTCAGTTATGTAAGCTCTAGCCTTATCTACAATCTCTTGAGAATATTTAGTTGGTCTAGCCATTGAGATGTACCTCCCCTTCAAGATTTGGGAATACGACAGTCTTCTCGATGTGGTCATCTATTGCATCACAAGAATCT